CGTGCCCGGGACAAAGGTTGCTCTTGTATTTGCTGACAACAAGATTCTTGCTTCCGGCGGAACAACAAGCCTCACAGCTTCTTACTCTTTCGGTGCAAACGTAACACAGGCGACTTTCGGAATATTTACATATTACGGAGACCCGTCAAGGCCGACCATGAAATCAAGCACGGTTTGGCAGACGGAAGATGTTAGCACTCCAAAGGCTCCGACCGTGACAGGTAGCCAGACGAGTGACCCCGTTGTGCAAGAACCCACAAGCGCGAGTGCGGCACTCAAGAACGGTGCTGTCGAGCTGACATGGGCTTGGAGCTGGGCAACAGCAACAGGCGCGATCATATCATGGGCTGATGATCCCAACGCATGGATGAGCACAAATCAGCCGTCAGAGTTCCGTATAGAGACCAAAGCAACAAAGTGGCTCGTGAATGACTTGGAGCTTGGTAAGACATGGTATTTCAAGGTAAGGCTGTTCAAGGCCGCTTCTGGGAATGACGGAGAAGTTCTCGGACCGTGGTCGGATTTAATCAGCCTTAATCTGACAAGTGCTCCATTGGCTCCGTCCGTGGCTCTGTCCTCGAATGTGGTCAAGCGTGGTGATGTATTGACAATATATTGGGCTTACACGAGCACGGATGACACGCTTCAGAAGTGTGCAGAGATAACGATAGACAATCAGCCTTATCTGTTCGTAAATGGTGCGGCTACTTCCGTCAATCTCGTAGCTAATTGGGCGACAAACAGCTCACACTCCATCACGGTTAAGGTGACAAGTGAGAGCGGCAAGGAATCAGCTGCAAGTACAGCGGCTTCATTCGTTGTGGCTCCTATGCCGTCAATAACCGAGACCGACAGCCTTGTAAGTGGCGAGTTGACAGAAATGCCTCTCACGGTATCTGTGAGCGGTGCCGGAACAGGCGGTCAGACGATGATTAGCATTAGACGATACGGCACAAACAAAGTCGTTAGACCAGACGGCAAGACCGCAGACGGATTTGACGGAGAAACCATCTTTACAAGGGCGTTCAATGGAGCTGTAAGCAACTTTAACATAGCGGTCCGTGATTTAGTCGGACGGCTTGATGACGGAGCTTATTACACTCTTGAAGCCGTTGTATATGACAAGTTCGGGCAGAAGGTTACAAGCTCCAAGCAATTTAAGGTTGCATGGTCACATCAGGCAGAAATACCGACCGCAACGGTTGAAGCATTGACAGCAGACAAAGCCGTGAAGATAACTCCCGTAGCTCCTGCTTCCGCTGCAACAGGTGACAAGGCTTATATCTACCGCTTGAGCAAGGATAAGCCCGAGCTCATCATGATCGGTGACTTTGGGACAACCTATGTTGACCCTTATCCTGCATCAAAGGGCGGCTATCGTGTTGTAGATGTAACTGCAAACGGTGATTATCTGACGGACACACAGCCCGCTTGGATAGATAAAGACCACGGCCTCGTCATTGATGACATGATGATTGACTTTGATGGCGGTGAGTCGATAGCGCTTCCGTACAACATCACAGTTTCGTCATCATGGAGCAAGGACTTCAAGAGAACGGTATATCTTAACGGTGCTGTTCAGGGTGATTGGAATAAGGCCGTCACAAGAGATGCAAGCCTTTCAACGGTCACACTTAAGGCCGATGATGCTTTGATTGAGCAGATGAGAGAACTTGCCGAGAATCCGCAGATTTGTCATGTAAGGACACCAGACGGTAGCTCATACGATGCAGACTTGCAGGTGAGTGAGTCGGCAGAGTACGGAAGTCAGTTGGTCAGCTTTGATATCAAAGCGCAGAGAGTTGACCCGCAGGAGTTTGAAGCGATGACTCTGACGGAATGGAATAACAGAGACGATGAAGGGAGCTCTTCATGAATTGGGATAAAGGCTTTAGTGCTGAATACATAGCCATGAGAGTCAATCCAAAAACGTGGGAAGATGAGAGCGAGGTTCTAATCACAGGGGGCAAAATAGACCGTGATATAGAGTCGGCTCTCATTGAGTCTGCGAACATTGAAACCACGGAAGAGCTGGGCGAGATGTGGATAAGGCTCTATCTTGTCGCAAAACAGGGCGAATCAGCCGAAAGAGTGCCATTGTTTACGGGTTTAACTTCAAGCCCTACACGGAGCTTGCAAGGGTACAATCCGAGCTTTTCCGTGGATTGCTTCTCGGTGCTTACTCCATGCGCTGACAGGATGCTCCCTCGTGGTTGGTTTGCACCTAAAGACGGAAACGGGGCGGCAATCATAGCTGATCTGCTTGGGATAGCAGGAGCAGAGGTTGAAACGTTTGAAGGTGGCGGCACTCTGACAGGTGCGATTGTGGCTGAATCGGGCGAGACATACCTCTCAATGGCTCACAAGGTTGCTGATGCGATAGGTTGGCAGATACGGATTGACGGACGGGGCAAGATTCATGTTGAACCGTTCCCGGATGAGCCGAGTATCAGATTCAACGATGACAACGATGTCATTCAGCCGAACATTAAGGACACGAGGGATTGGTACAGCTGCCCGAATGTGCTTCGGGTGACATACGAAAGTTATGCAGCAATAGCGAGGGATGATGACCCTGAAAGCCCGCTCTCAACGGTCAACAGAGGCCGTGAGATATGGGCAGAAGAGGCGGCACAGCTGTCAAGCTCTGCACCTTTGGCGGAATACGCTCAACAGAGGCTCAAGGAATTGCAGAGTCCTGCCCGTGAAATCACATATACAAGACGATTCATGCCGGATTTAAGACCGGGCGATTTAGTGGGCATAGCTCTTCCGGGTGCAGACATTGACGGAACATTCCGCATCAAGAGCCAGACGGTTGAGCTTGGATATGGGGCAGACACAGAAGAGGTGGTCTATGGTAACTGAAAAAGAGTTCCTAAAAGTCTTAAATAATAAAGACAAAGGTCCGAAGCCGTACGACACCACCGCTGAAGTGGTGCGTGTTGAGGATGGCGTTGCGTGGGTTCATATAGACGGGGGTGTTGAAGAGACACCTGCCGAGCTGACGATAAATGCGGTCAAGGGCGACAAGGTAAAGGTTCGACTTGTTGGCGGTCAAGCGTACTTAATCGGAAATGGTACAAATCCACCGACAGATGACAGCGTGGCGAACACGGCTCTCGGAGTTGCTAACGGTGCAAGAGTGACAGCGGTTGCAGCTGAAGAGGTGGCGAATGTCACGGAACAGAGGACAAGACCTGCTATCACATCAATGACAACGTGGTACAAGCTCTCGAATGGCACTCCAGAACAGCCGACCGAAGAGAGTCACGCAGGATGGAGTGAAACAGAGCCCGAGTGGAGTCCAGAAGATGACGAACAGCTTTATTATTCCGTAAGGACTCGGACAGTGCAGGGTGTAATCACTTGGTCTTATCCTCATGTGTTGAGCAGTTATGCGAATTTGGCGATACTTCAGAACGCTATCCTGTTGGAAGTTGGCGAAGGTTCAACGCTTGCCTACATCGATGATGAATACGGCAATCATCTGACGGATGAGAATGATGAGCCTATTTATGCCAACGCAGGAAGTATCAACGATGCTTATGCCCAAATCCGTGTCATGGCTAACGAAATCATGTCGGAAGTGTCCGAGACATACGTAAACACGGGCGAGAGCGATATACACAGCTTATCAAGCGTTATGAAGCAGACCGCGGAAGGTGTGAGCATTTATGCAACGATAAACGGGCAAGAGAGCGATACTCACACGCACATTGATAATGACAGTTTTGACATCGTAAAGGGTGACAAGACTATCGGTCAATTTGGTACAAATGGCTTGATTATTAAGGATTCTGTATATGGTGTCATGATTGCACAGTTAGGCTTTGGCGAGACGGCTTCGACAGGTGGCACGGTGGACGCTCCGTTCTATGATTTAGGTCAAAGAAAAGCTGATACCGTTATCGGATATTTGAGCCTTGTAGAAGGTGAAAATAATACGGCTTCGGGGCATGACTCACACGCTGAAGGCACCAACACACAGGCAACAGCTAACTACTCGCACGCAGAGGGAGCGGGCTCGATTGCTTCGGGTAGTAGTTCACACGCAGAAGGCAGAGGCTCGGAAGCATCAGGGCAAGATGCACACGCTGAAGGCTACGGAACAACGGCTTCGGGTAATAAATCTCACGCAGAGGGCGACAGTACAACAGCTTCGGGCGACAATTCGCACGCGTCAGGCAAGGGAACGATTGCAATAGGCTCCGAGCAGTTTGTAATCGGTCGATATAACGTTGTGAACAGTAGTTATGTGTTTATGATCGGTAATGGTACAGCGAGCCAAAGCAAGACCATTTTTGCGGTCGATGGGGACGGCAACATTCACTTACCCGCAGGAAAAACAATCGTCTATGACCTTTAAGGAGGATGACAAATGCGTATAAAAAACTTACCATCAATCGAGTCAATGGACGGCTCACAGGATGCACTAATCATTGAGCAGACAGACGGAAGCGAGGACAAGTCAAGGAAGGTCAGCCCGTCACAGGTAAAGCAGTTTATTGAAGCTGGTGATTTTGAAGCCACCGGGGAAGTTAAAGATGGTCATGGCAATATACTTAAGGATATGGCTAAAAGTGCTGATGTTGATGCTGAAATTGGTGATTTATCACAAACAGGTTTAACAGGGGATAGTGTTGCGGAACAGCTTGGTGATGCAAATGCAGCATTATTGTTAGTTGATACAACAAAGATAAAGACCGTGAAATTAAACAAAAATCAATCAGCCACTATCTCCGCAAATGTTAGAGATTACTGGGCAATGATGGCTGTGTGTTACATTCCGGGCGAAGGCGGAAGGCTTTTGGGTTTTGTTTATACAAATGGAACAGGAGAAGTAAAGAATCTATGGAATGGTAACACATTTTCTTCAAGTTATATTGATTTTACATTTAATTCAACAAGCCTAACTGTTACCGCCAAAAATTATAACGGGTATGTGTTTAGTTTTATAGTTACACCGCCCCCTGAACCATATTAAGTGGCGACCGCATGGATATCACAACCATAATCTTTTCAAGTAAGGGCTTTTAAGTAAAAGAAAGGGGATGATTAAATGAGCAATAAGGTATATGATATTCTTAACAAGATCCAGCGCTGGCTTCCGGCCCTTGTTTTCTGAAGGCACATCATGGATATCACAACAATCACATTATCAATAATCGGAGTCCTCACGGCCATATTCTCATCACAGGGCTTCTGGACATGGTACAGCGACAGAAAGAACCGCTCAAGCGAAATCATCGAAAAAGTTGACGAGCTCGGCAAGGAACTCACGGAACATATCGCTCAATCAGAGGAGCGGTCAGCACTCGAAGCACGCAGACGGATTCTGCGATTTAATGACGAGTTGCTTAATCATGTGATGCACTCGAAAGAGTATTTTGACGAAATCCTGTCAGACATAGACACCTATGAGCGATACTGCCGTGAGCATCCGAACTTCCCGAACAACAAAACAGTTATGAGCATTGAGCATATCAAAGAAGTATACAAAATGTGTGAAAAGGAGGATTCATTCTTATGAGCAACAAAGTCTATGATGTTTTATCAAAGATTCAGCGATGGCTCCCTGCTCTGGGAGTTTTTTATTTGGGGCTCTGCAAGATTTGGGGCTTCCCGTTTGGCGATGAAGTCAATCAGACTATCGTCCTTATAGCTACACTTCTCGGAACTACTTTGGAGATTGCAACGGCTCAATACTTAAAGGCCGTGAAAAAGGCATCCGAAGTATTCAGCGACCAGAACAAGATAGAGGGGTGAGCCTATGGCGAAGACAAGAAATGCCATGATTGAAACCATGAAGAGCCTTGTCGGACTCAATGAGAAGGACGGCTCTTTCCGTATCATCATCAACACATACAACAAGCTCCGTCCAGCAGGTAGCTACAAGATGAAATATACGGATGCTTGGTGTGCTTGTACCGTCTCAACGTGTGCGCTGGTCAACAATATGGCTGATATCATCCCGATTGATGTATCATGCGGTAAGATGCTCGAGAAAGCCAAAAAGATGGGTATCTGGCAGGAGAACGATGCGTTTATCGCACAAGCGGGCGACATCATCATGTACGATTGGGGTGATTCCGGCAAAGGTGATAACACGGGATGGCCTGACCATGTTGGTCTTGTGGTAGACACGGACGGGCAGACCATGACGATCATTGAGGGGAATAAGTCCGAAGCTGTTGGAATCCGTAAGCTCAAGTATAACAGCAAGAATATCAGAGGATTTATCACTCCAAAATATTCA